CATCAATAATGGGAGCAATGCTGTGCGCTGGTAAACCATTAATATCCGTGGCGTTGGTGTCATTCTCGTAAATTTTCACACGGCGCGTGCCGCTAACCGCAAACAGTTCGCCCAGCATTGAATCAATCTGGTTGTTACCCGGACGACCCACAGCCGTAGCACGTTTGACACGTAGTGAACTGTCAGACTCAACGTTTGTACCGGGAGTGGCGGGTGTAGGGTTTGTGACACTGGTCAAACCCGGTACAGTGGTGATAATGCGCGTGATTGTGTTCGCGTCAGCTTCAACCGGTCCGGTTGTGGTGGATGTGATGTCCACTGTGGCGATACCGGACGAGTCAAGCGTCCATGTCTGGTCAAGCGTCCAGCGTGAGCCTGTTACAGTCGACTCAAACATCGTACCAGCGGGGACGACCGTTGAGTTAGGAACACCACTCAGGACAAAGCCCGTCACTGTGGACGCAGTACCTTCACTTCTGGTAGTGCCGGTCAGGGACGCAATGACATCGAGGTCAACGCCGGTTGCCTTGTTCGGGTCTTTGGAGTTGTACGCCTGCTGTAGCGTCTCATCCAGTGCACCAAATACCTCAGCATCATGTGCAATTTTGAGACCGTCTGGAGTGGATGGGTCGAGATTCCACAGGGGGTCGATGTCAAGATACAGTTGCTTCTCTTCATCGAACCATTCGTTTTGCGTTTTAAGTTTGTAACCGGTGGTTGTAACTTCAGCCATTTTCAGTCACCGTAATTAGCCCGTAAGTAGTCAGTGCGCCAGCAGTGACCGAATATGTGCGAGTGTTCAAATCAAAATTTGTACTAAAGCTGGTAAGGCGTACAACGCCGGGTGTCCTCACGATGCGGTTGCGCAATGCTGCTTCACGTGCGGAGAGTGTTGTGCCTTTACCTAAAATTTGCTCAAACCACGGTGTACCATCCGTAATGTCACGGAAGTATTCGCCGAGGAAGAGACGCAAACGTGTTTTAATCGTCTGCTCAATCTCTTCACGTCCGGTCAGAAACATCGACCCTTGTGTGACAATATCACCATTTTCATCAATTTTACGTACTGTCAATTTACAGGTCCCCCGGAATTTCCACCACCGGTCTGTACACCAGTGTGACGGTGTGTTTCGGCAGCAACGCCGTTAGCGAGTGTTAAGCCACCACCACCCGGTAACGTAATCTGCCCGGTCGGTGTAATTATAACCCCGTTAATGTCCACATTGCCATTAGCGAGCAGGTTATTGTGACCACTGGTATTATTGGTCATCACTGACCCATCTGCACCGTATGTTGTGGTGGCGTTTGTATTTTTGACAACCAGTGCACCATCGTTCTTAATCCACACGTGACGGTTGCCGGATTTGTCGCGGATTCTCACACCATTGTTACTGAATGCAGGGATAACATTACCCAGAGAGCGAATACCCGGTACGAAATGTGCGTCCTGTGGATGGTGAAAACGTGCAACAGGGTTGTCAGCAATACCACCCGTCTGTTTCCATCCGTCAATGCAGCGCTGGCTGAAATAGATTGAACCTTCACAACCGGGGTCAATCTGAAACTCCAGTACGTAATCATCACCGGGAAAGCTCACGGGTACATCCACAATGGGCGGCGGGTCGAACGTTGTCCCGTCAAGCTGCACACGCTGAATACCAATCTGCACCTGTGCGCGTTGTGTGGCGGGATTAAACGCAATGACGTAACCGGGGACACACGTGTAGATGTCTTTTACAGCACCCAGCATTGCTGCGTCAATGACGAGTTGCAGGGGCGCTTTTCGTTTATCCATGTGACCTCCTGTAAAATAATGCTAAGTATACTATTGACAGTCACGTCAAACAATGCAATATTTAAATCGCAGGTATATAGCACATGTGCCTTTAGCGGTCCGGGGTGGTCCTTTTTCTTACCAACAGCGGGTAGCCGGAATGTGTAGCCGGGTATGAACAACAGCGACTGGTCATCGTGGCGGTCCGACCACACAACAGGTAAGAGCATTTGCAGAGTTCGATTCTCTGCCGGGCGTTTCGACGTGCGATATGAGTTTTAAGTGCTCTTTCCGTTGTGGTGAAGCTCAATGGCGAGCTAGGGAATAGGTTCACGGTGAAAAGCTAGCTAAGTATCCGTGAGTCGCGCGTAACCCAATCGGCAGCGCACCGATGGAAGCATGTTCGATTCATGCCATCACAACCCCATACCAACCGGGCAGGGGGTGATTCTCCGTCTCCCAGCGGCAGGGTAAGCCGAAGTCGTTAACGTAACGTTGTGAAACGTGACAATAGCGGCGAAATGAATTAATCCACCATCGCCTTGTATCTCTCGCTCTGCACTTTTACCCGCCCTCCGTGGCGGGATTTTTTTGCCTTATCGTTGACGAGCGCGTCAAGTAATGATAGGGTTTAATAGTTGGTTATGAGTGGACGAGCGAGATGGGCGGAAGAAAATTAACACCGAAAATCATACAACAACGTCTTAATGATGATGGGCGTGATATTACGTTAGTTGAGTATGGTGGTGGGGTTAGGGAAAAATCAACCTTCCGATGTAGTGAAGGTCATGAGTGGGATGCGGCAGCCCATAGTGTACTACAAGGCTGCGGGTGTCCTCATTGTGCCGGAAACATCCCTTTAACACCAGAAGTCATACGACAACGTCTGAACGATGATGAGCGCGGTATTACATTAGTGGAGTATGGTGGTAGAACTCATAAGAAGTCAACATTCCAATGTAGTGAAGGTCATGAGTGGAGTGCGGAGACCAGCAGTGTATTACAAGGCTGCGGGTGTCCTCATTGTGCGGGACAAGTACCGTTAACACCAGAAATCATACAACAACGTCTCGACGATGATGGGAGAGGTATTATTTTGGTGGAATACGGTAGTACAGTTAATAATAAATCAACATTCCAATGTAGCGAAGGTCATGAATGGAGTGCGAAAACCAGCAATGTAATACGAGGTCGCGGATGTCCTCATTGTGCTGAACGATTCCCCCTGACACCAGAAATCATACAACAACGTCTCGATGATGATAAGCGCGGTATTACATTAGTGGAGTACGGTGGTAACGTAAGGAAGAAATCAACATTTCAATGTAGTGAAGGTCATCTGTGGGATACCCAAACCAGCAGTGTAACGCAAGGTCGTGGATGTCCTCATTGTGCTAAGTATGGTTACAATACATCAAAACCCGGCACACTTTATTTCTTGCGTTCCACAACTCACGACTATGTGAAAGTGGGTATTTCAAACGATTCGACTCGCAGACTGCTCGAATTAAAACGTACCACCCCGTTCTACTTCAATATAATTGCACAGGTTGAATCCGAAGATGGTGAGTTTATTCGCTCAATGGAAAAATGGTTTCACGACACTTTCCCGTCAGCAGAGTTGACAGGTTTTGACGGTTGTACGGAATGGCTCAGAATAGAAGACTGGCAAAAATTTAATTTCACTGTGGGCATGTTGACAAAATAAAGCCCCATTTATTGGGGCAATTTTTTGACATAATGCTCAGGAATATACAGTGCGTATATTGGTTCACCACTGACCATGCAACTGTACGTCATGTACGGGACGTACATCCGTACCTTGTCATCGACAAATTTATTCAACACCACCGACACCTGATGAGCATACTGTGACGGACTGTCACCGATTCGTGCCAGCTCCACACATTTACCACTGTTCCTCATGTACTCCGCGAGTGTGTTACGTTGTTGCCAGTACACCGGACCATTGTCCATGATTTTATACTGTGTGGCGGAGACGCTGAATGTGGCAGTGACCAATGCTGTTACAAGAAATTTAACCAGCTGCATATTGTTGACCCTGTTTAAACGCTGCGTTAACAAACACCAGACAGTCACCCCGTGTGATGTAACCTTTATACTGTGTATCAAGTGGAGCATTTCGATTATATTCCTCACTCGGTGCAGTGTACAACACAGTTGAGTCAGGTTTACCGAGTCCGTCACGCGGTGCAAAGACAGCCATGTACGCATCACCCAGATTTTTAATGCGCCCCTTATACTGTTCAAAGTATTTTTCTACCCAGTCAAGTTGTTCAACCGCTGTCATACGCGCAAGTTTCACTGTGGATGTACCAAGACTCTTAGCTGTACCACTGGTGAACTGAATCAACCCCGTTGCACTTGATCCGGGGTTTTTAACATAAGGTAAAAAACTGTTGCCCGTCTCAAATGCCATAACAGCCATGAGCCAGTTAGGGTCCATTCCGATTCGTTTGGAGATATCACGAACTTTATTGAGGAACTCCACACGGTAATCTGCCGGGATTTTAGCACCCCACACCAGTTTACCACCCGTGTTGATTTGTACATCCGGCGAATCACTTGCGCGTTGACCGTTGATGTCGGTGCGCCAGATATTGCCCCAGTTGTCCCCGCGATGGCGCAACGCCATTACATTCCATAACCCGGCAGCGTGGGCTTCAACGGCGCTGATGAAAGCGTTAGCTGTGTTAAAGGTCTGGTACTCCGCCGAGATATCGATACGGTCACTTAACGTGATGTACGGGTTTAACCGCACCCCCACGTCCACGAACACGCCGGAATCATCACCCATACCACCCCCGGCAATTTCCGGGATACCAATCATTCCCGTAAGCGCTGACACAACGTGCTTAGCCGTACTCCTCTTTTCACCCGGAAAAGCAATCGTCAATTGCCCGTTATAATTTGTCCACTGGAAACCATAAGCAATCTGGAGCGTTTTAAGCTCCCGTGTGATATCACCGTTAGTTACATAACCGCTCACCATCACAATCTGCTGACAACGCTCCTCATCAACGAACAGACGCTTACCCCACTGCTGAGCGAGAGACTTGAGCACGTCATAAAGCGTCACACCCGAAGAATATGAAGCGGTTACTGTTCCCACGTCGTTACTGTTATCCCCGGCACGACACAGCAAACGCGTCACAATATTCGCACCGTCACGCTCGCGGAACACGTTTGAGATAGTACCCGTGAATACAATTCCCATATCATCGCGGACACTGTTGGTCACAACACCTGTGGAACTATTCACAGACGTGTCAAAACTGCTGTAACCAGCCAGAAGAATGATGGAATCACCTGACTTAGGCTCAAGCCCCGCTTTATCAGGGAGATTGTACGCTGTTGACCTGTCACGCTGATTCATGTCCACCCATGTAGGGGAGGTGGGACGCGGTGATGACGATGTGGCAAAGTTGTACAGTCTCAGGTCGGCTGTGGCAAATGCACCACCCGGTTGAGCGATAACATCAAACACACACCGCAACTGTTGTGACGGTGTTTTCATTCGCTCAACGAACGTCTTACCCCTGATTTGTAGCTCATAGTTACGCAGCGTTGTCATCAGCGGCTCACTCCCGTGTTGTATTGCGCGGCAGCCTGCTGGTTGTGTTCATCAATTTTCACATCGATAATCTCACCAACCTGTCGGCCGTCCAGCTCCACAGTACCGGTCATTGTGACTTTGTTCTCAACGCGAACAGGTGGCAATGCTGACACAGCTCCGGCAGTTGCATCACCTACAGCGGCCGCATTGTAATCACTGCGCTCGTATGCCGATGGTGCGTAGTCTGCACCCTGTGTGGGATTCGGTGTGTCAGAGGGCTTCGGTGTAGCCTGATGGCGCTCAGAAGGTTCAAGCCAGTAAGGTAAACGAGAGGGTTGTCCACTCTGATAAGCGTTCCACGCCGGTAAATTCTGTTGTACTTGTTTTCTGGTTGTTTCGGACTCGTCCTGTCGGCGCTCCACATACTTCTGAACTTCCGGCGTGGTTTTACGCTGACCGATAAGAGCCTGTCCAAACTCGTCCCATGTCGGAGCGGTACGTAAGTTCTGGTAATACTCAGAACCACCAAATACAGAGTTTAAACCCTTATCAACCCATGGTTCAGTAGCTATCGAGATACCAGCAGCAGTAGCTACCGGACCAGCACCACGTAAAATAGCCGCACCCGGAATGCCGAATTTGCTCAACATCGCACCGATTGATGATAATGTAAGCCCACCGGCGACAACCATACCACCTTCCAAAGCTGATTTGGTCTCCTCAGGATTCTTCTGCGTAAAATCGTTGAATGTCGATGTGTATTCTTTCGCCTTGTTGACCAGACTGGTCATATCATCCAGCATGATAACACCCAGCGTATTACTGGCTTTGTCAAGCTCGAGATTCACCTCTTTCCACGCCTGTGAATACTCGTACTGTTTAGCGTTCAGTTCTTCGGTATAGCCGAGTTGTGTGGCGAGTTGTCGACTGTGCTCATCGACATATTTACCACCCTGTTGCCACAGTTTAAATTCAGCGTCGGTAAGTCCGAGCACTGACGCCATGTTGCGGCGTCGCTCTTCAACAGTAGCGAGTGAATCACCCTGTACCTTCGAGAACTGGTCCGCCGCCAGAGCAATAAATTCATAAGCGTTTTTTGCTCTGGACAATGCAGATGCGTCAAATCCGGCAGCACCGAGTGAACGTAACCAGTCGCCACCCTGACCCATTTTTATGGACGATAGCTTATTCTCAAGGTCAACAATGCGACCGGATGCGTCATCAGCATTTCCACCCAGCTCAGTAAGTGCAACACCGTAACCCTGCACCCATACAGGTGATGTGTTCGTGCGATAGAGCTGGTCCTGTAATTTACGACTCTTCTCAGCCATCTGGTCAACTTTGACACCCGCACCCACAACAGCGGATGCCATCGCTGCACCGATACCCAGTGTGGAAGATTTGATGCGGTCCATCGACTGAGTGACCTTTTTCTCGCCAGATTCAAAATCACTAACGTCGAGGCCGATACCCACGAGAAAAGATGTTATAACGTTCGCCATTATTCAGTTACCCACACCAGATGATTATCGACGCCCAGATTATCAAGCGTCACCTCGTCACCTACAAACACAAAGCGACCCACTCCTGCGCGGTAATTAGCCGCGATATCCGCACCCGGTACAAGCATTGCACCTGTGACAAGATACGCACCATTGCGCAAAATGTTTACCGTCCATGCGGGCTTGTCCAGATACGACAGGTAATCAATTTCAAAATCCAGATAGTTATCACCGAGTGTTACGCCGAAACGCTGGTGTGCATTTGCTGAACCGCAGGAAAGAGGAATTTCAGTCATGAGAAGATACCATCCAGAACGTTAGTTGCTGCTTCATTAACCTTCGCCGACGCATCCTTGACAGCCTGGCGACCTTTGTTAATTGTCGCAGCGATACCGGATTTAGCAGGGTCACCATCACGTAGCATAGCCTGAGAGGGTTGCCCGGACACAGGGATACGGTCAAGCGTGATAAGTTCCTGCAATTCAGCGACGAAAATTAAACCCTGCTCATTTTCCGGGTTTTTCGTTCGACCGATACGTGCTATGACCATGTTTCTAAGCTGAACATCACCCGCATCGATATCAAACGGGTCTCCCGCAACCATCAGATTGATAAGAAATTCAAGCGTGGTGCTGGCGCGTGTTTCATTACTTCCCGCAAGAAAGCCCGCAGCCAGACCTGCTACAGTTGCAACGTAAGGATTGTTCGTGAGATTGGATAACCCACCAGCAAAGAAGTCGGTGAGTTGCACCTTTA